CCTTTGTAGGCACTCCCATATAGTCCAGAATGCTTCTTTCGTCCGGTGCCGGTTTTTCATTCGTTCCGTTGATTTTGATTTGCGGTACAGCATACGTTTTTGAAGGCATCCACGGCGTTTCCTCTACTTCGCCCATAAAGTTCTTGAAACTGTTCCACAAAATGCGGTCTGGGCAGAAGAAATAGTAGAAGTCAATAAAACTATCGTCCATTACTGGGTATTTTGGCGTTGTCATGCGGATAATTGCCGTTGTATCCACGTCGAATGTGTCGCCTGGTAGTACTTCGTCTACGTAAAATGGGATGAGTTTGCCCGCGTCGAACGTTGTCAAAATCGTCTGATCTCGATTGAATCGCGTTCGGCTTGCTTTCATTTTCGGAATTTGGTTAAAATGCCGTTCATTATTCCTGTCCATTCTTCATTTCTCCTTCTTCTGGTATTTCTTCTGGTATTTCTTCTGGTGTTTCTTTCTGCATTTCCTGTAGTGCAATCGCGTTTGCTTGCGCTGTTGCAATCATTCTATGATACTCGTGAATGTTCTGCGGCCAGTCTGTGATATCTGTTTCTGTGTCGTCAAATGCTCCCTGTGAAAGGCTCTGCATAAACTGCGGGTCAAAACTTGCTTTTCTTACAATGTTTTTAATGTCGCATTCATCCGCATAGCTTTCAATTTCTGCTTGGATGTCAATGCTTTCTGTTTCCTGCAGATACTCTTTTCCTTCTTTGTCTTTCGCCCAAACGTATTGTTTACGCTGTGTTTCTCCTGATGCAGAAAAGAGGGGCTTCCGCCCCTCTTCATACCTCTTATTCATTCGGTTTGCCCTCCCATGCCTTTTCTTTGCAGTTCTGAAAAGCACCGCTTTCATCTTCAAACTCTGCCAGCTTATAGCCTACGTAATCGGCCGGGGTTTGCCCGATAAACGTATTTTCATCTTTCTGCATTGTGTTGCACATTCGTGCAAACGTGTTGTTGCTTTTGCTTTCGCCTACCCATGCGTAGCACTTTGCTACGTTGTCGTAGATACCATAGTAAGTGTGAAGCATATTTTTTCCTTTCTTTTAGAGTCGAATTCCGCCGCGCATTGGCTTCTGACTCAGGTTGATACTTTTCGTTTTTCGTGCGGTTACGTTGAACATGTGCTTGTCTTTTGCGCCGCGCATTACTTTACGATGTCGTCCCATTATTGTACCCTCTTCTGATAAGCTCTAGCTCGATGGCTTTAGCAAAGCTTTTGCATCGCCATATTTCATCTACCATCTTTTTTGCGGTTTCCATCTCGCTAATTTTTCGCAGGAGCTTATAATCGTTCTCGATTTCTTTGTATTTCTTTTCAAGCAGTTCAGCTAAGTCCTTCTCGGTCTGGTCTCTGATGTTCCATGATTTTGCAATCATTTTTGTTTACTCCTTTTCGTTCGTCTGGTTCGTCTGGTCGTGCAGGGCATGATAAATCTCGTCCAGTTTTTCAAGAATGTTCATCATAATTTTGATTGCTTCCTTGACATCTTTGATACTGATAAGAGCCATTTGTTTATACCTCCTTTCTGTATGCTTTGGTGCGTGTGTCGATGTGTACCCATGTATTGTATACGATGATGCCACAGCCAGATGGGATGATTTTTTTCAGTTTGTTGGCAATTTCTTTTGCTGTCATGCCATCAACCCGAATGTCTGCGGCCATTCCCCGCATATGGTACGAGTATTTTGCACCGCCTACCGCTTTATTCCTTGTTGGCGTCCTGTATCCACTGTTTATGTGCACTGGCTTTCCAACTTGGTTTCTGAGAATGTCCAGAATTGATACTAGATTACTGTCGATGAATACCACCTGTGAACCATCTTTGCATGCAAATTCTTTTACTTTGAAGTGTTTGCCTACATTTTTGTTTGCGTCTGTGTCCATGATATAGCTTTTAATCATTTTTGTCAATTCTCTTTTATCTTTGCGTATTTCCATAAGCCTTTGAATGTTGCATAATCATCATTCATGAGCTTTCTTTCTGGTTCCTTTATATCATTTGTCAAGTTTTTTTTCAATGGCTTTGTTTCTTTGTAATAATTTGTAATTTTTACTGTGCAAACTGGCAAGGTTGCCGAAGGCAATTTTGCCTTTTTGCACAGTTGCCCGCGGCAGGCGCTTTTCAACAGTTTCCACATACTTTTCAACATTTTAACATTGTTAAACTTTAGCATAACAGAGTGATTCAACGTTTCAACATTTTTTCAACAAATCTTTCAACGTTTGTTTTTATTGTTTTCTAACGTTCTAACGTTTAAAATTATCTGTTTTCAACTTTTCCACGTACTCTACTACTACGGCTACAACAAGTTAATATTATAAATACGCGTGCGCGTGTGCGCGCGTCTACGCGTGCGCGTGTGCGCGCGAATAAGTCCAGTACCCTACTTGATAGGTACTGGACTAGGTGACACCAATTATAGAATTCCACGCTTTCTCGTTTGTTTTTTAATAACACGCTCCTTTGTTTCTAACTGTGTTTTGTAGTCTTTGTCTTCTAGCTGTAGCCTTTTTTGCTCGATTGCCTTTCTTTGTCTGTTCTGTTTGATTCTCCAAAGCCTTTCAGGGTTTTCTTTTTCCATCATCTTTTCATAGTATCGCGGTATTTGCGCCTGTTTTCCATTAGTGCATTGAATGTAGCCTTGTTTCCAGATTTCTTCTTTGTGCTCTTGATAGTAGGCATCTCCCAGCCCCGGTTTAAGCGACATGCACGCGAATGGCTTTTGCTGTCCTAATTCATAGTAAACATTTGCTTTCTTGCCGTCAATTTCGTACATCTTTTTTGTTACGTATCCTGCAACATACCTATATGTTTCTGGTACTGCTTGTGCAATTTGGATTTGACCGTTTTCCCACAGTTTTTCTAGCCATTCACTTGTATAGTACCCGTTGTGGTGAATTTTGTACAGTTGTTTCAGGTCTGTTGGCTTCCATCCGTATAGTATCATGTGGTAATGTGGTCTTGCTGTTTGTTCTCCGTATTCTCCTGCACAGAAGAATCTTAATCTTGATTTGTAAGCTCTTCTGACCCTTTTTAAGAACTTTTGTACGTCTGCGTATAGTAGTGTTTGTACACTTTCCGGTGATTTTTCCCCCGGTTTCCATACATATTGTACTTTTCTCATGATTTCGCCCGTTTTAAGAATCATTCCCGGCACGTGTTCATCATCATATGTTAGCGTGATAAACCATACCTGCTCTTTTGGCCATTGTCTCGCCTCTAGTTCAATTCTTGTTGTCCAGTCTTCTCTTTGTTGAATTCTGCATCCTATGCATTGCCCACAAGGAATTAGCATAACCTTTGGTTCATACAACAAATCTTCATATCTTAATTTTTTGCCCACTTTTTCAGAAAAGCGGGCAAGTGAATACACCTGCCCGCTAATTTCTCTGTTTTCTGGGCTGTATATCCGGATTAACGGTTTATAGCAGCTCATTTTTTATTTGCTCCTTCCTGCACCACCACCGGCTCTATTTCTATTGCCTGTGATGTTGTCGATTCCGTGTCCGTTTCTTACGTTGTCCATGGCTTTGTTCATGTTTCCTCTTAATTTTTCGCCTGTTTTTCTGCCTGCTCCGATTGCTTTATCGATTGCGTTTCCTGTGTTTTTGCCGATGTTGGATAGTGTTTCCTGCAATCCTAACGGTGTCATTCCTGTACTGCTAAGCATCTGGTTCCAGCTTTGCGCGGCGTTGTACCAATCACTTTGTGACCAACTTTCACTTGAGTATGAGTTGGGTACAAAGCCACTTGCTCTGCTTACTCCTAGCGCACTTGACGATGGCGCACCCATGCTTGCACCTGAAATTGTTCCTGCGCTACCACCTGGCGTGCTTGCGCCGCCGTTCTGGAATGCCAATATTGGATTAAGTCCAGCTTCTTTCATGTCCGCAACTGCTCTTTGATAGGCTGTGTTAGACATGTGTTCTTGCCATTCTCTGTTTTTCATTGCTTCCGTTGAGTTAAAGCTCATTGCTGCGCTGTTCTCGATGTGGTTGTATATGCCTTGCGCGATCGCTCCCAATGTGTTGTAACCCATCTGTTCTAGCATTGACCTTTGATTGAATTGACTTTGCCTTTGCCCTTCTGCGTTTTGATATTGGTATGCGCCTTTCAGGTATTGCATTACTTGTTCGTCATTTGTTCCGGATTTGCTCATGCTCTGACTGCTTCCGCCGCCTTGCTGTGTGCTTCCGCCTTGGCTTTGGCTTTGGCCTACTTGTCCCCACGCACCAAATGCATTTCCTAGTGTACCTATTGCGTTTGCTACTGTTCCAACTGTTCCTGCGATATTTCCAATTGTTCCTAGTGTTCCTAAAAGTGAAAATGCCATTTTTTAAAATAGCCGGGATTTCTCCCGGCTTTCTCCTTTCTTACAGTTTGTACAGCCCGGGCACGCTGTAAAGCGGCATCCTGCGAGTTGTCCTGTTTGCTACGCGAATTGCTCCGAAGAACTGCGGTTCGTCCTCTACAATTAACGTCCTTGCAATTTCTTCTTTTCCTTCTGACATCCATTCCTGCGACAGTGTGGGCACCTTCGAGTAATTATCTGCATAGTGCCAGAAATCGAGCGTCGTCGTTGCGTTGCTTCGCATTAACCCGCTTACACGGTTCGGCTTCATTCGGTAGTCTGCCCATGCTTCCTGATAGCCAAACGTTTCATCGTCTGTTGCATCGCCGGTGAGCATGATTTCTTTCTTTTTTACCGGCTGTTCACCCAGATTTGCGAACTGCGGCACGTAGTAATCTAGCCTGTCCTTTCGGCTCCAAAAACGCTCAAGGCCCTGTTGATAGCTTCTATTGTGTCTTACACAACATACACCAATTACAAAGCCGTGCTCTTCAAAACTCTTTGTGAAAGAGCTTTCATTGATGGGTGTTACGGACATTGCACCGGTTTCACCAATTGGCGTGTCATTGCTTGTCTGTTGTCCACTGGTCTGCACGATTTGGTTAATGTTTACGTGATAGCGTCCACCACCCAGATATTCAGGCACTTGCACTGTTTTATCCGATATGATGACATCCCAAAGTGCCTGTACTTGTTCTCTGTACCGTGAGCCGCCTCTGGCTAGCGCCTCGTAGTACTGTTGTACGCTTATGGCCTGCCGAAGTTGGTTAATTGTTGCGGCCTCAGTTTTCGATAGGTCCGCCCCCAGATAGTACTTCTCTTTTTTTGTTCCGTCTCCTACATACATTTGTGCCGGCGTTCCATTCCAAAAGAACATGTCATAAAGTTTTTGATTTCCTGTTCCGCTAAAGTCTGTTTGACTTGCAAAGCTGTTTATTGTTGCTTCTGTTTTATTTTTAAGTTCTTCGTCTTTGTATGCATATACTCCCGCCGCTCCTGCTAGTCCTATTGTCACTTCTGGCCCACGTTGTGCATATGGCATGCAGGATGTGAAATAGTCGTGGAATTTGTTTACTGGTAAAAGATTACCACCTGTTACAGCTTCCTGTAGTTCTTTTTCCATGGTGTCTTCTTTGCCAGTGCTCATTGTGTATGTCACGTCTGCATCATCACTCTTTAGTACTGCGGCGTTGTCTACATTTTCATCTCTGAAAAATTCATTCCAAATTTTGACGTATGCTCTGATAGGCAGTGCGTTGATGCTGAACGGTTTTTTCACCTTTGTAGGCACTCCCATATAGTCCAGAATGCTTCTTTCGTCCGGTGCCGGTTT